TTTACCTTTAATCCGATTACTAAAAAGTTAACATTGGTTCGTAAAATGCCTTGGCAAGGCGCCAACCCAGATCAAACACAAATGGAAAATGTTTTACTTTGGGTATTCAATCAAAAACCGGACCAAATGTTGTTTAACGACCCCTACATTTATCCTTGGATCCAAGAGTATGCCTACAACTTCTGTAAAATGATCCTAGGTGAAGCTCGCGAAAAGTTTGGCCAAATTGCTGGACCACAAGGTGGTACTACACTAAATGGTGCTACCCTAAAAGGCGAAGCCAAAGAGGGTATGGAAAAGCTCGAAGAAGAACTCAAACAATATGTGGACAACAGTCAGCCCTTAACTTGGTTAATGGGATAATATCGTGCGTATTGACGAAGTGTTGGGATTACCAGTTCCAGGAAAAACAACATCAATCAGAATTACTCCACCATTAGAAAGACCACAGGCTCATAAACTTTTAAGTTTGGCAGATGTTTGTCCTAGCCAAAATAATCCTGAGTATGTTACAATAAGTTGGAAACAGACAGCTAAATCAGTATTACAACAAAAAGGATTGTATATTTGGACTCATCCAACGTTTGGTATTTTTTATGTAGGTATTGCTCGGGCAGATAATTTAGGGCAAAGATGGGATGCACATACTCAGAAATTATTAAATCGTGCTAAAGTTTACTATCCCAAAAGATGGAAAGAATTTGCTCAGATTTTTTTAGCACAAGGTGTTAGTGCGTTAGACAGCAGTCAGGTTGCTAAAGATTTAGAAGGAATTAAAATTTATTTTTATCCAATTAACAAACCTGGAAATATTACCGATAAAGACTATGCTCGTGCTATTGAAGATTTGGAAACACGTATAGAAGCCAGATGGAACCCCAGGGCGCAAGGAAAATATAATCCAAATTTCCCAACTGTAACAAAAAATACCGACAACACAATTCCACGAGATCCCCGCGGAATGGTAAACCTTAAAAAGAAATAGTTGACAAATACCAAAAAGTATGTAAAAATAGCCCTTAATAGAAGAGGGCTTTTTTATGATCATCGGCGTATGCGGTTTTATTGGTAGTGGTAAAGACACAGTAGCAGACTACTTGGTAAACTTTCACGAGTTTAGACGAGACAGTTTTGCCGCTACACTCAAGGACGCAGTCAGCGCAGTATTTGGCTGGGACAGAGAACTACTAGAAGGACGTACTAAAGAAGCACGTGCTTGGCGTGAGCAAGTAGATCCTTGGTGGGCACAACGATTGGATATGCCTAATCTATCCCCACGCTGGGTACTACAATATTGGGGCACAGAAGTAGCACGTAAGAGTTTCCATGATGATATATGGATTGCTAGCCTAGAACACAAGCTACAGAGTTCTGGAGATAATATTATTATTAGTGATTGTAGGTTTCCAAATGAAATTAAAAGTATTAAAAACGCCGGCGGCAAAGTTCTTTGGGTACAGCGTGGTGATTTGCCTGAGTGGTATAGTTGTGCTTTACTCGATAATAAAAGTCAAGGTCGCCACGCTAGTGAAAGCAAAGAGAAAAAACAAATAGGTATGAAGTATCAGTACCCTAATGTACACGCCAGTGAGTGGGCCTGGATTGGTACTGAATTTGATGCCGAAATTGACAACAACGGAACTATTGAAGACCTGTACACACAGATTAAAAATCTGGTTCGATAGGGGCGGCTTTCCACGGTAGCTTATTACCTTGTATTTCTATTCTGCAGTTAGCACAAACAGTTTTTAAATTAAGCCAGTTGTTGTTTTTAAGATTGCCGTCAACATGAAACACTGACATTTGCCGAGCAGTTTTAGATTTAAAGTTACAGAGTTCGCAACGTTCTTTTTTCTTATAGCCCGACTTTGCCCACGCTGGCGGTTGCGGTTTTAATTTCTTCCCTTTACGAATGCAGGCCGCACAGGTATTTCTATAATGCCTAACACCATCACGAATATAGTTGATAGCAACCAAACTATCTAAACATATTGGACATAAATCGCGTTTTAGCATATAGTTATTTACACTAAACCTTTACAAAGGCTCCTGTAACACGGCAAATTTTGGTTCATTCCGATAAATAACTTTAACTATGTATTATAAAGGAACATAACCATGGCACTAGTATCCCCAGGAATTCAAATTTCCGTAACCGATCAAAGTCAATACGTACCAAATCAGGTCGGTTCAGTACCACTAGTTTTATTAGCTACAGCGCAAGATAAAGCATATAACGGCTCTGTAGCGTCAGGCACAACCAAAGCCAATGCTGGCAAACTATTAAGTTTTACAAGTCAACGTGACTTAGTAACTGGAATGGGACTTCCAAGTTTCCAGATTAGTTCAGCTGGTACACCGGTTAATGCTAGCGAAGTTAGCGAATACGGCTTAATGGCAGCTTACTCAGCATTGGGACTAGGCAATCAATTGTTTGCTATTCGTGCTGATATTGACCTAGCACAATTAACCGGCACAGCTAATCGTCCAGTTGGAATGCCAATGGATGGTACATACTGGTTGAATCTAGCAACTACAGAATTTGGTATCTACAGTTTAAATCGTAACACTGGCGGGTTTGATCATATCGAGCCTTGGTTATTAACAGACCTAACACAATTAACTAATGACACATTTGGTTATTATGGTGGCACTCCATTTGCTTACCCAAGCAACTCAGTTGGCGCCATCGGCGACTACGCTGTTGTATTTGTAAACGACAGCTCAAGCACAGCAACAACTGATGGATTACCTGGCACAAGCGCACCAATCCTACGTTTATTCTACAAAGCAGGACGCTATGGTAGTTCTAGCGCAGGTAATTCTGCACTAGGCGTAAGTGTTGATGGTAGCGATAATATCACTGGCACATTGTCAAATCAATGGGTTGAAGTTGGTAGCAAAGATTGGCAACGTAGTATTCCTGTATGGCAGTCAAGCAAGATTGATGGTAACTTATCAATCCCATCTTCTGGCATTAGTTCAGGTGACACATTGTTTAGTATCAACGGTGTTAATGTTATTGTAAATACAACCAATTTCCCAGGTTGGGTAAGTGGTGTAGCATATCCATTGACAGCGTCTAGACTAGCTACAGCAATTAATACAGCAAATACTGGTAGCACACACATTACTGGTGTTTATGCTCAGTCAAACGGTGGTGTACTATATCTATACGCAACTAGCGCCGCAGACAGTACAGGTGCCAACGCTGGCTTATCTACAGCTGATACCGGCGTACTTGTAACTGGCGGTAAGATTTCAGGAACTACACTTTTAGGATTGGGTATTCCAACAACTGTTCAAGGTAGCCCATATTTCTTCTACGGTGACTACGCAAGTGCTCCAACTACATCTGGTGGCGCATATCAAGGTTGGGGTCTAAGCACAACTGATACAATGCCACGTCCAAGTAGCTCTGTGTGGTGGAAAACTTCTGCTTTAGGTGGCGGTTGGAATCCGGTGCTTGAGCAATACAGCGCAAGCTCAGACCAATGGACAGCGGTCAGTGCTCCAATGTATCAAAACATTCCTACAGCATTAGCTAGTTTAGATCCAACAGGTGGTGGCGTAAGCGTACCAGCTGGTCAGGTTATTGCTGAGTTTTATATCAGCGACAATTCACGTGGTAACAATTTACGTTTCCAGGTTAAAGGTCAAAGCACATCTGCTTCAGCAACTGGCGGTGTAATTGATTACAACACCAGTGGATTTGCGGCAGCCTTGGCAGCAGACCATAGCCAATACTTTACTGTAAGTGCTACATATCCAGGATTAGCTTCATTGATTAATTATGGTCTAGTATCTACAGCGGCTAGTGGTACAGCGTGTACTCCAGCAAGTATTGTACAACAAATTTTATCATTGAATATTCCTTATGTAACTGCTAGTATTTCAACAACTGGTGGTAGCACAGGAACAATTCCAAGTAGCGAACAACAAACAATTACACTAACACATACATTAGGTGGTCAAATTGTATTGACTCCAAGTAACAGTAGCGGTGTAGCATTGGGTAGCCCAAATACATTATTAGGTGACCTAGGTTTCCGTTCTAATGTTAATCCAGCACTAAATGGTTCTGGTTACTCAGTTAATGCAACAAATGGTAAGGTTATTATCAGTAGTTTCTCAAACATCACTAACGATATTAATTACACTACATCAAGCCCATACACAGCACCAGCTGATGGTACATACTGGTACTACAGCAACTTTGCCGATGTAGATATTATGATCAACAACGGCGGTCATTGGAAAGGTTACAAAAACGTTACTAACGATATCCGTAACTATCCATTGAACCAAACAGATCCAAACGGTGTTATTGTTGCGGCAAGTGCCCCAACAAGTCAAACAGATGCAACAGCACTAGTAGCCGGTGACATTTGGTTAGACAGCAGTGATTTAGTTAACTATCCTAAATTAAGTCGTTGGGATGGTTCTAAGTGGGTAGCAATTGATAACACAGACCACGTGACAGCAAACGGTATTATATTTGCTGATGCACGTTGGGACACAAATGGTCAGACTGATGTTATTAACGCCAGCTTCCCAAGTATTACATCACTATTGACTAGTGACTACTTAGATCAAGACGCACCAGATCCACGTCGTTATCCAAAAGGTACATTGTTGTTTAATACACGTCGTTCAGGTTTCAACGTTAAACGTTACGTTAAGAACTATTTTAACAATGTTAGCTATCCTAACCCAGGTTCAATCCCAGGTACATCCAATTCATTACCACAAATTGCTGATGCATGGGTAAGCGACAGCGGTACAGATAGCAAAGGTCGTATGCTAGCAGGTTCTGCCGCGCAACGTGCTATTGTTGTTGCCGCAATGAAATCCGCAGTTGACTCTAACTTAGATGTTCGTGAAGACAGCTACGCATTTAATATTATTTGCGCTCCTGGTTATCCAGAGTTGATTCCTAATATGGTATCATTAAATGATGACCGTAGTGATACAGCGTTTATCATTGGCGACACACCATTGACATTAGGCACAAACATTGTAGATATTACTAACTGGGAAACAGATGCAGATGGTTCTGGTTTAGCAACAGCAAGTCCATACTTAGCTGTATACTACCCAGCAGGTTTAACAAACGACTTATCTGGTAACGCAGTTGTAGTCCCAGCTAGCCACGCTGTTCTACGTACATTCTTGTACAGCGACAATGTAAGCTATCCTTGGTTTGCTCCAGCTGGTGTAAACCGTGGCTTGGTAAGTAACCTAAGCGATGTTGGTTATGTTAATGCCGCAACTGGTACATTTGTACACAATGCTGTTAATCAAGGCTTACGTGATGCGCTTTACAATTTAAAACTTAACCCAATTACTCAACTACCTAACGTTGGTTTAGTAGTTTGGGGTCAAGAAACACGCAGTGGTGATAGTACAGCACGTAATCGTGTAAACGTAGTACGTTTAGAAAACTACTTACGTACAATCTTCAAGCGTGTAAGTAATGGTTACTTGTTTGAACCTAACGATACAATTACTCGTAAGAGTATCGCAAGTCAAATTGAAAGTGCGTTACACGACCTATTGAGCAAGCGCGGTTTGTATGACTTCTTGGTAATTTGTGATACAAGCAATAACACATCAAGCACAATCGCTAATAATCAATTGTTTGTTGATGTAGCAATTGAGCCAATGAAGGATGTCGAGTTTATCTACATTCCAATAGCATTGTATAACCCAGGTGCTATCGCAACCTTGGGCCAACAGTCAACCTAAGAATATAGATAAATAAGAATATAGGAGAATAACATGGCCGTAGCAAGTTTAAGTAAATTTACAGTACCATTGGCAAACAATCAAAGCCCTGACAACCAGGGCTTGTTGATGCCAAAACTCAAATATCGTTTCCGTGCGACATTTGTTAGTTTTGGTGCTACAGGGACAGGTACAACAGAGCTAACAAAACAGGTTCAGGATATCAAACGTCCTAACGTAAACTTTAACCCAATTACTATTGATGTTTACAACAGTAAGGTGTTCTTACAAGGTAAACCAGAATGGCAAGAGACTACAGTTTCATTACGTGATGACAGCTCTGGTGCAGTAAGCAAGTTGGTTGGACAACAAATCCAGAAGCAATTTGATTTCTTAGAGCAAGCTAGTGCTCCAAGTGGTATCAACTACAAGTTCCAATTGGAGTTTGATATGTTGGATGGTGGTAACGGCGCTATTGCTCCAACAGTACTTGAATCTTGGGTACTTGATGGTTGTTTCCTAAGTCAGGTTGACTATGGAGACATGGCTTATAACTCAAGTGATCCTGCATTGATTACACTAAACATTAAATTTGATAACGCGACACAAACTTATGGTACAGCTGGTTCTAATTGGCCAACTAATACCCCAGGCGATACAGTTAACTAATTTAAACGAAAATTTAAAACAGCCCGGCTTAAAACACCGGGTTTTTTTATGAGATAAATATTGTTATGGCCTTACAAAACACTACGCTTCGCAGTTACCAACACGCTAGTCGAATTTTTACTGATGGTAATTTCCGACTAAGCCCCAAGTACGGTTTTCTATTTTATGTTGAATTTGATTTTAATCCGTTAATTACTAGTGTTAGCAATAACGCCGCCCAAGAACTTGGAATGATTGTTAAAACGGTATCGTTACCAAAATTTACAGTCGATCATAAAATACAAAATGCCTACAATCGTGTAAACATCAGTCAGCATAAAATTAAATACGATCCGGTACAAATTACATTCCACGATGACCAGGCCGACGTGGTTCGTAATTTTTGGTATGACTATTATAGTTTTTACTACAGAGACAGTGACTACGCTGATGCAACATATCAAGGTATAAGCAAATATCAACGCCGCCCAACATTTGATTGGGGATATAGTCTTCGTCCAACACTAGGCAAATATGTTAGTAGTGGGCAATACCAACCCTACCAATATATTCAGGGTATTCGAATTTATAGTTTATATCAAAAAAACTTTAGCGAATATCAGTTAGTTAATCCAACAATTATTAGTTTTAGTCACGGTGAACATAACCAGGCAGACAATAATGGCCTAGTACAACACTCAATGAGTATTCAATTTGAAACAGTAAAGTATCTAACTGGCTATACAACAGGAAGCACAGCTGGCGGATATATAGACTTACACTACGACAATACCCCAAGTCCAAATGCCAATGGTCAAAATGTAAATCAGATAGCTGATGACATGGGCGGAACAGTACAGACTTCAACTGACGTTATAGATTTAGCATATACTAATCCGTTAACTGATCCATTGAGAGGATTTAGTAATGGTATATCAATGGGCATTAATGCTGTTGGCGGACAAGGCGGGGCTTTATCTTTTGGTCAGGCATTTCAATCTGCTACAAATCAATCTGGTGCCAATGGTGCCGGTGGTGGCTTTAATATTCCAACCCTAGGTAGTTTAACACAAGGCGCAACAAACGCAAGTCTGGTTGCCGCACAGCTACAAACAGCCGCATCAACAATAGCTGGTACTGTTACAGCTAATTTTGCCAATGGTGTTGTAGGCGGTATTGCTAAAGGACTTGGTCCACAGGGAGGCGCTATTGTTGGCGGTATTGCTAGTGCTATTATCAATCCTAAGGCCGCATTAGCCGCAGTTGAAAATATTGCGGTAACCTATGTAACACAAAAAGTTGCACAGTGGGCTATTAACACCACTACACCGTATATAAATGATTTATCAAATGCTATTGCTAAAGGTGTTAATAATTATATTACTCAACCAATTACATCAGCTTTTGGAGATGTGTCATCATACGCATCAGCACAATACCAGGCTTTTGTTGGCGGCGGAACTGTTGTAAATTCTGTTGGTGCTAGTGGAGCATCTTATGTTGCAGTTGGCCCTGGCGATATACTAGGCTCTCAAGATTATGCATTAGGTCTTGCCGCAGGCGGAGCAACATCGGAACAAATTTCTACTTCACTACAAACTCTTGGGTTTGATCCAGCGATTGCTGATTTATATGGCTACCAGGCTGTTAACATTGGCTCATTTGTTAACCTTTAATCTATGAATACAAATACCACTTCGGCAACAAACATATCTGGCCCAAATGCCAGTAGTGCCTCTAATTTAGATACTAATCAGTATTTTACAAATTTATATACAATTGATCTAAGCATTGGCCCTGACACAAATGATGCGTTAGTGGCATTTTTTCAAGAGTACACTGGTAATAAAATTGCTGGACAAAATTTAGCCGGCACAGTATTGTACACCGCCAAGGCTCAAAATTTAAATCCAATGTTGGTCTTGGACAATTTTCAAAAATTGCCTAAAGATCAAATGAATAGTTATTTGTTGGCTTTTTTAAATTCAACACGAGTGCCGACTAGCGCACTAGGTATCAAGACTACCAGTTCAACTAGTTCGTTCATTAAACGAACAATCTTATTATGAGTAAATATTCCCAAGGAAAATATCAAATAATTAACCCAGCCAAATACGTAGGTAACAAAAGTCCAACGTATCGGTCTAGCTGGGAGTTAGTGTTTATGCAATTCTGCGACAACAATCCTAGCGTATTACAATGGGCTAGCGAAGCAGTACACATTAACTATCGTAATCCATTGACTGGCAAAAATACTATATATGTTCCAGACTTTTTAATTACCTATATAGATGCTCGTGGCCAACAACACGCAGAAGTGATTGAAGTTAAACCCACAAAAGAAACTAACCTAGTTGAAGCTGGCAAAAACCCACGCAACCAAGCCGCGGCTATACTTAATATGGCCAAATGGGAATCAGCCAAAGCCTGGTGCCAGGCACAGGGACTAAAGTTTCGTGTTGTTACGGAAAATGATATATTCCACATGGGTCGATAGTTAAATACTATATGACCAAGAAATTAGAAGAACTTTTCAATCTCCCATCTGCGGATGCTACTCCAGAAGAAACTGAGCAAACTATTGCTGAACATCGCGAACTAATTACGGATGTTGATCAGGCCATAGATAAAATTGATGCGGCTCTACCCACAGTCAATGACCTAGACACAGGTGACAATGAGCTAGATGAACTAGCTAAACTAGCACAAAGCAAAGCTGAGGATCTTATTGATTTGGGTATGAACGTTGAACCACGCTTTTCGGGTGTTATTCTACAAACAGCTGGGGTGATGCTAGGACACGCTATTACAGCTAAAACTGCTAAACTAGACAAAAAACTAAAAATGGTACAGCTACAGTTAGCTAAAGCCAAATTAGATCATCAAATTAAAAAAGACACTAAAGATCCAGTTGAAGAAGCTGTAGAAGGACACGGCGTTGTACTAGATCGTAATGAATTATTAAAACAGATACTCAGCAACAAGCAGAGCAAATAATGCAATCTGTATAAATATACAATAATAGGATTATAATGATGAAACCATTCCAATCATACATTTTTGAAATTAATAAGCCATACGAATTTCGTATTAAGATGGCAACCGTTAATCCAAGTAGTGTAATGGACCAAATTAAAAACGCACTAGATACATATCAGCTAGAAAGTGTTAGTGCTGTTAAAAGTATACCAATTCAGGAGCATCGCGAATTCCCACAATGGGGTCCTTGCGAGTGCTGGCAGTTTGATGTTAAAGTTGCTTATCCAGTAACTGTTCCACAAATCCGCCAGACATTAAAAGAACGTGCCCAGTTAAATCCAGACTGGTTAGCCGTGCGTAATCTAAATGAAGCCATTGACACCGAAGAAGCAGAAGCTCTTGGCCAAGACCATGATGGTGCTTTATTAGATGAAGAAGAATTAAAAGATGCACCAGGTGCACAAGAACTAGCAGGCCAGAGTCGCATCGGCAGTCTATTAAAAGAATTAGAATCACGTAAATTTGAATTTGCTGAAAACAGTAATGAAGCAGGCAAAACAACCAACGATGCTCCAATGAGCGATAAGAGTCCAGTTGGAACAACACAAAATGTAGTATATCGCAAACCCAAAGGCAATTAAAATGAGCAAGAACCATCCACACGATAATATCTATAGCATCCTAGGCAAGTTGGAAGCACTACAACCAACTCCACAAGAACGTCACAATGCTAAAGTACAACAGATCCGCGAAAGCGTCGAAAGTCAAGGTTCTATCCTTAAAGGTCTACGTGATGTTAGTTCAGTTGAACAACGTCTAGCTCGACAGTTTGCTGAAAGCCAAGTTAACGAAAAAGCAGTTAGCCAAGCTCAACAAAAGTTTATGGGTATGGTTCATGCCGCACAAAAAGGTGCAAAGGCCGCAAGTCCAGAAGTTGCTAAAGTTGCTAAGTCAATGGGCAAAAAAGATGCTCGTGATTTTGCCGCTACTAAGCACAAAGGTTTGCCACAGCA